GGCCTTCGAATTGATCAGGCCATCCACGTCCTCACGGCTGACGAAGCCGCGCTTCCGTAGCAACTGATCGAGACCCTTGGTGCCGTTTTTAGAAAGAACCTCGATCGGGTCCTCTTCCTCTTCAGCCACAGGTTCAGGCTCGGCGACAGCCGCGGGTTTGCTCGTCGCTGTTTTCGCCTCGTTGTGCCAGTAGCGCGCCGCCTCGCTGTTCTCCTTGCTCTCGAGCTTCAGCCGCTCGATTTCCGCCTGGAGGTCCTTCGGGTCGGGTGTGCCAGCCGCTCCACCACCACCACCACCGGCGGGATCCTCGGCCACCGCCTCGCGCAACACGCCTGTGAACAAATTTCCAAAACGCATCTAGAGTTTCATGTCCTGTCCGAACTTCGTCCCGCGGTAGAGATCAGCACGCTTCCGGCAATAGTCTTCTTTGCATGTCAGGCACGCGACGGTGTAGATACCGTCCACTGGGACTACGTACATCCTTGTCGTCGTGCCGCCTGTTAGAGCGTTCAGATCCTCGAGCGTCAGTCCGCAGAACTGACAGCCGCGCGGCATGGCGCCTCCGAGAATCGCAAGCGCGTGACCGTGCCAGTCGTGACAGCGCCAGCACATGGCTTGGCCAGTTGAGAGGTTGAAGAGGTCGGCCGGCGAGACCTGCCGCGAGCACCAATTGCAACGCCCAGCTATGACGACATTCATGGGTCAGGCCGCTTGCGCGAGATGGCGGCCCTTGAGCTGGGACAGCCTGCCCCGGTTGGCGTTCGCTTTGCGGATTTCGCCCAGGTGTCCGAGCGCCCGTGATTTCAGCAGCCGGAACTGTGTCCGCGTGAGCGACATGGTCCGGCAGATGTCGGGCATCGTCTCTTCGGCGATGTAAAAGCGTTCCAGGATTTCGCGCGTGCGCGCCGGCAGCGCCGCGATCACGCCGGCAGCTTCCCGCATGCGGTCCCGCTCGAGCGCGTATTCTTCAGGGTTCTTGCCCTGGTCCTTGACTTCGAACGCCGCGTCGTAGTCGGCTACCGGGATTTCGCGCGTGCGAAGCCGGCTCACGCGGTTGATGCATTCCGCGGCCTGCCGCGTGGCCACCGTGCGGACGAAGCCCATCAGCCGCTCTGGATCGCGCAGAACGCCGCGCCGGATGGCGCGGACCACAATCAGAAAGACCTCCTGCACCTGATCGTCGATTTCGCATGGCGGGACGTGGCGGGCAAGAAAAAAGCGGATGCCCCGTAGTTCGTGGCTCAGCGCTTCGGCGCCACGCGCATCGTCCGCCGCGATCTGTTCGACGATGGAGCGGGCATCGGCAGGGGTCAGCATAGTGATCACCTGAAGCAATGCGGGCAAACGCCCGCTGGAAGCGGCGCCCCCGGGCGCGCTTTGATTTCGATCATGAAAGTGTCCACGAAGTTCTGGAACAGTTGGGCGTTCCGCAGCGCCGCTGCCGCGAGGCGCTTGCGCTGCGAGGAATCGACCAGAAACGGATCGTCGGCCACAATTTGCGCGAGCTCCGCATTGTGCTCGAGCAGCGCCCGGAGAATCGCCGGCAGGCTCACCGTTCAGAGCTCCAGCAATTCCGTGAGCAACCGCAGCCGCGAGGAAGCCGCCGCCAAGCGGATCGCAAGGTACTCGAGCTGCGAACCGAGCGGGCTCAGCGCCTGGATGGGTGCAGCGGCGCAATTGGAATCGTCGCGCTCGTGCGGACGCAGCGCGGGAGCCGCCTTGTTCTCCAGTTGATCGATGGCCGCCATGAGATCGGACGCCACGCCATCGAGCCGCATCATCCCGGTGGCTACTTCCGTCTCGCCTCGAGGCGCCGGCGAACTCAAATTGGCATTCGGGTCCGGCCTGCGGTTCCCGCTTTTCAGCGCGGGCAGTTGGTTTTTCAATTCGGTCTCCTCAAAAAAGGGGGAATGGGCCGCCGGGCTTCAGTGCTTAAATTTGTGCTCGGCGGTGTCGGCGAAGAAAGCCCGCTTGCGCTCCTTCGGGTTCGATGAATGCTCAGCGGCCTTGATCTTTCCCTGCGGGATCGGTTCGCCGGCGGGAACGCCGAGCTCTTGATGCAGCAGACCCTTGTGCTTCGGGTTCAGGTGGATCGGGTTGCCTCCCGCCTGGTCGCCCTCTTTGATGGCCGGATGTACGGTCACACGGGAGCGCGCCATCGCTAGCAGGGCGCTCCGCCTGGACCGGCCATGTCCGTGTCCGGGCCGTCCGCTTCCATGGGCATAGGCGGCTTGCGCCTCGGCGCGGCGGGAGCCACGGGTACGCCGCGGTTCACGCGCTCCTCGTGCTTTGCGCCCTTTTCGAAGCCGGGATGCGCTTTGCCTTTGATCGATAGGGCATCGAAGCCCGGGTGAGAGGTTACTTTTTTAGCTGCCATGCGGTGGTTGTGCGTCCTTTGGACCAATAAGAATTTCGTCGAGCGTGCCGTCGATGCGCGCTTCCTCGATCTTTGCCGCCACCTGTGCGCTCGTCAGCGGCACATACTCTTCGACCAGCATGGAGCGCAGCGCGTCGCGCTCCGTCGCGTCCTTGCAGTTGATGCCCGAGCCGGCGGCGAGCGTCACGTGACCTTCGGGAGACACCTGGATAATGGCGTTTTCGTTGACCACGTGGCCGTTTATTTCGATGAACATAAGCCTCACTAGTTTTTGCGGTTCAGTTCCCCGATCAAAATTTCGGGAAGCTTTTTGACCCTGCGCAGTACTGCGATCGCGCCCTGTGCCCGACGGACCATGTCAAGCTCCTGAGCGCTTTCGCAGTTGCCTCGCTCCACTTCGATCATTTGGTCGATGCGCTTCAGGAAAACGTTAAATGCCGCCGAGTCGACCATCTCGCGTAGTTCCCGGACGCCGAACGGGTTTTCGCGCGTGGCGATCGTCAATTTGCCGGTGAGGTCCATAAGCTTTTTACGCCGCGATTTTCCGGAACGGATGCAGCTCGGGTTTGCTGCGGATGTGCTGGTGGAAGTAGCTTCCCTTGCTCCCCGCCGCCATTAGGCCGGCGTGCTTCGCGGCCGGAACGTCGTCGTATTCGTAAATCGGCCCGGGCTTTGTTCGGTCCTTTGAATCGAGGACCTGCACGTGCAGCTTGCGGGCTTTGTCGTCGTAGCCGATCGAGTGAATGTTGCTCGAGTCTACCGGCGTCCGTTTCATGCCGCCTGCCTTCGGTCGGGCAGCTCGCGGTCCAGTGCTTCACTGACGACATAGAAGCTCAGCCGCGCGTCCGGCTGGTTGCGCAGCAGTTCCTTCGAGAGGTAATCCCGCTCGCGTTCGCCCGCCGCGACAATGCGTCCCTTCGACCAGCCGGAGGCCTCCGCCACGTTCTCGAGGTGTTCGAAGGTATTCACGGTTTCCGGGCCACCGGTTGGAGAGCTTCGCTCATCCGGCCAGCTCCGCGTTCTCGGTCCCCATCAGGACGAGGTTCTGGAGGAAGCGGCGAGCGTGTTCCTCTGAGTCGGTGAACCAGACCTGGCGCCGGTCGTCCAGCTCGAAGGTGATCGCCCAGCGCCCGTTCCAGTGCCGGCTCACCGAGAGCCCTCGCGCATTAATGCGCTCCTTGACGCCACGCGGCGCTCTGCCGCACGCGCAACGCAGGCCCAGCCAGAGATCGCGCAACCACACCCGCAGGCGGTTCACTCGTCGCCTCGGTACTTCTCGACCCGCCGGCGGATCGTCTCGCCGCTCTGGACGAGGGTTTCGATGTAGCGGTCCGGATCGACCAGGATCATCAGCCCGAAGACGGGAACGGCTCCGAGGAAATCGATCAGCAGCAGCGTGCGGACGACGAATTCTTTCCAGCGCTTCTTCATGCGGACGCTGCCAGCGCTTCGGCGATCGCCTCTTTCCAGGTCGCGTGAAAGGTGACGAACGCCCAATCGTTGTTGGCCCATTCGCAGATCCATTGCCCCTCATCGTTCTTCCAGACTTGCGGCTTCCAGTTCATGCGGCCCTCCGCTTCAGATTCACGAGCGCGCTCGCCGTCAGCTCGACGAGGCGTTCCATTTCGTCGTAGTAACGCGCGTTCGCGTCCTCGCGCAGGAACGTCGTGAGAAAGGCCGCCTGCACGTGCAGCAGTTCGTGTACTAGCGTGATTTCCGGGTCGCCGTTCGCGAGCGAGTCCGGATCGACGCATCCCAAGTCGCCGAGACGAATCTCTGCCGACTTGTATTTAGGAACCATGCGCATGTCTCCCATCGCGCCTTCCAGGCGCTGCGAAACCGAAATGCGGATGTTCCAATCGCGCAGCCGCAGCCGCTCCTGCCACTCGGGAAGCAGCGCCATCGCTTCTTCAGCGGTCATGTGGCCTTCGGCGCCGGCGGCGGCGCTCCCTTGAACGGTTGTGGATTGATCGGCGGCGCTTCGCTGCCCGGAATCGGCATGGGTGCCTGCGGGAGCTGTGCCCCTCCGGGCGGCATCATCACGCCTGCGGGTATCTGGGGAGCGCCCGGCATACCTGGATTGATGCCCATGGCCGCGGCCTGCTTTACCACCTGGTCCGTGATCGCCTGCACGAGCTTTTTTTGCTCGAGCTGATGGATGTGCTCGATGTAGTGAGCTTTCAAAGACGCGATGGCGTCCTTGTCTTCGTACTTGTCCTCGACCGCCAGTTTTAGGTCCGCCATGTGCCGGATCATGTGGAGCTGGTCGTTATCCATCGGGTTGACCTGGACGGTCTCGCCCTGCTGAATCATCGACCATTCCTGCTTGGGATTGAGCGGCATATCGGGATGCGGCGGCTCAGGCACGAGGTCCGCGAAGTTCGGATCGCCGAGCGCTTCATGCGCGAGCTTCGTCACGCGCCACAGGGCTAGCGGGTTCTGCACGACTAGCGGATTCTGTAAGTCGAGCTGGTAGCGTGCGAGCGAATTCTGCTTATCCTGCTGCCGGTCCCATTGCGAGGTGGCGAGCTGGAGGTGGAAGTCGTAGCGGCCGTTACGATCTTGCCGCGACAGGATCGCGCCGCCGCGCGAAGTGGCGAACAGTCCGTTCGCGTCTTCTTCCGTTACCCGGAAGAACGTCTCGTCGTCGCCGAACATCCACTCGAGCAGCCAGAAATGCTGGAAGACCCCGGCGTAGTCCTCGCGCAGCGTCGTCGTGTCGAGCGTCATGCGGAGGTTGCCTTGCTGGATGATGGCGAGCGTCCCGCCCACCGTTTTCGGTGCGTTCGGCCGATCTGACTGCCGGCCCATCTGCATGTCCGAGATGCCGAACAGACGCTCGAGGTAGGCGATCAGCGCTTGCTCCCGCGCCGCGATCGCTTCGAGGTTGATCGAAAATTCGAGGACCCGCGCGTCCGACATCGGGTTATCGGTCGGGATGGCCGTGCCCGGCTTGATCTTGATGACTTCCGGATCCATTCCCGTGGCCGGCCGGTAGAGCAGCACGGGCGAGATGGCGTATTGCTGGCCGTCGGTGCCGAGATTATGATTCGTGCGCACTTCATCTTCGATGTCGAGCGCTTGCGCCGGCAGGCCGTCACACCAGTACGAGCCGTCCTTCTCGAAACTCGTCTCGACAAACGGCCGCGGCTGCGGGCTCGCCGGATAAAGCTGGCGAAGATCCTGCACGCCGACGACGAGGTTGAGATCGGGAATGAAGCGGACGACGATGTCCGACTCGTAAATCTCTCGCTTCTTGATATCGAACTCGTCCGCGTCTTGCTGGCCGCGCTTCAGCTTGCGCCACTTGCCGTACCACTCGAGCACCTGCAGCGTCGACGGGACCGACTGCGGGTTATCCATCACCACACCCTCGGCATCGTCCTTCTCGCGCTTGATGCGATCACCTTCGAAGTCGCGCTGGCTGCGCCGCGAGGCCATGTGTAGGATGGTGTCGAAATTCTTGCGGATGCCCTGGTAGCGGCCTTCATCCTCGCCGATCAGCAGTTGGTTCGGACTCAGCCGAAACTTGCGGATCATCCAGGTGAAGTCGTGCAGGCTTTTAACTTCCTCTGCCGGCACAACGAAATCGTCCGGCTCGAGCACCTGGAAGTCAGGGCCTTTGTAATAAACGTTCTCTTTCCAGCCGCTCGAGGTCTCGAATTTGAAACCCTTGCGCGTCCAGGGCGCATAGGCAATCGCGCGGCCGTAGATGATTTTGTAGAGCTCGAACTGCAGCAGCTCGTTCGTCAGCTTCATATCGCTGAAGACGCGCCACGTCATGTAGAGCCCGATCTTCTGATCGTTGCGGTAGTCGCTCGGTCCGACCGGCTTCGCCACGATCTCGGCATCGTCGCCGAAGATGGCGTCCGCATTCATCGCCCACTTTTGCTTTGTGACCCAGCGGATGACGGGAACGGGGAAATTGCTCGATTCCTCTTCGCCGGCGTCGGGGATCTCCGTGCGGGCCCGCCAGCGGCGGAAGTACTCGACCCAGCGCTCGATACGCTTCTGGTGATCGCCGAGCGCGGCGCGGTAATCCGAATTCACGCGGGCGCCGAGACGCCGCAGTTCCGCTTCCGGCAGTTTGAGCTGGTAGCTTTGCGCCTTCTCGGTCATCAGCCCAGCGTGTGGCTTTTCGGCCATCAGGCGACCGCCGCGGCCCGCATCACGCGCCCGCCAGTGCGAGGCAGATCTTCGGCGGCGCGCTTCACGCCGGCGCCCCCGGTCTGCTGCCTGGGTAGCGGCGAGAAATATTCATCGGTCGGGAAGAGCGCGTAGGGTCGCACTTCAGCGAACGCCCGCCCCAGCTTCGATTCGATCCGGTAGACGTCGTGGAAGAACGTGCCGCGGTCGACCGCGAGTTTCGGGCAGCAGAGCCGCCAGTCCGCGCCGAGCAGGAAGTGAAACCGGAAGACCTTTTGCTGCCGCTCGGAAAGGACGCGCCGCGCAATCAGACAGAAGTCGGCCGCGTATTCCTGCGATCTCATGTCCCACATGCGCTTCACTCCCGGGTTCGCTCCGAGCGAAGCCGCGTGGTTGACGTAGGTGTGGACCGTCGAGCGCTTGAACTTCTCGTAGCAGGCGCGGAAGATGGCGCGCAGTACGCAATGGCAGACTCGCCCCTTTTCGTCGCGTCCGACGCACATGCCGATCCCGAGGCAAAGTGAACAGGATTGCATCGCGAGGGCGAGGGTTTTCGAGCGGTCCCAAAAATCGGGTGAGGCATGACTTTCGTCCTCGGCCGCGCCGAGAACGGAAGGCAGCACGCTACGGGTCTTGGGCAGTCTGGGGATGCTGGGCATGGGTCGTTTTTGGCAGATTCGTTAAAACACTTTGCGCTCTCCGCGCTCGTCCGTCTTGTCGTGCCGGGTTCGGTAATTGTTAAGGGCCGGACGGGCGCTCGTGAGCAGCTTTACCTTCTTGCGCCGCGGCATTTCCTGCATGCCGACGCACCCTAAAGCGAGTGCAATCACCGTATCGTCGTGGCAACCGTAGGTGTGCTCCGCCCGCCCATTGGCTTTGATGACGAACGTGAGTAATTCCGAAATCGTGACGGGATCGTGGATGAGGAGCGTTGCGTGGCGCAGGGCTTCTTCGAGCAGCGAGATCATTTGCGGCCGCGTGATCTGGGTGGTCTTAAAGCCGATGAGGTCCGCGCGTTCAACCGGGTCCTGGTCGGGCTTGCGGACGCGGTGGTAAATGTAATCCCTTGGGTAGCCGTGCCGCACGAGCGCGTCGATCGCCGCGAGGCCCGGTCCGTTCGCCTCCGGGACGATGCCGGCCCAGTAGTAATAAATGCCGAGCATGTAGAGCTGCCAGCCGAACTCCGCCGGCGTGAAGCGCGCCCGCAGGCGTGCCACCTGCTCGCCGGTGTCACGGTCGATGACGTGCGCCACCGCGTAATCCGGATCGCTCTTGCCCTTCCCTTCGTTCACGTCGATGCCTTCGGCCGAGTCCGCGCCGATCAGGTATTCGCGGTTCTCGAGCGGCTTGCGGTAGAGGATGAGCTCGCCCCTGTCGCGTGGCGTGAAGAGCAGCTTCTTCTGCCCGCCGAGGTCGAGCATTTCGAGCCCGCCTTCCATCGCTTCGCGGATGACCGGCATCCGCGCGATCGCCTTGTGGCTGAACCGCGGGCGCCCGGACATGAGGAACGCTTCTTCCGGGTTCGAAGGGTATTCCTGCCTGAACAGATCTTCGTCGCCATTGAGGTCGGTTGCAATCTTGCGCCGGCGCCAGGCCAGTTGCTCGAGCGTCAGGTTGTACGTCGTGCGCAGTTCGCGCTCGGAGGCCGAGAGCGATTTTTCGAAGGCCGCGGCGGGAACCTCGAGCGCGAGCGTGTACTCGGGATGCTCATGCCAGCCGAAAAAGTAGGGGATCCACTCGCTCTCGCCGGCAACCGCCCGTTGCCACATGATGTGGAATTCGTTGCCGACGCCGTTTGCCGTCGACTCGACGATCGCCTCGGTGTCCGGATCGCCCGGCATGGCCGACATCACGGCGCTCATCAGGATCCGGGCGTTGTCGCCGTAGAAGGCGAACTCGGAAAAGTGGACGCGCCGCAAAGTGAACGAGCGTCCGATGGTCGCCGTCTTCGCGGTGTGGAACTGGATCCACGAACCGTTTGCGTAGTCGAGACGGTCCGTCCGATCGCTCGAGCGCGCCGGTATCCCGAGCACGCCGTGGAACGGCCGGTAGTTCTCGTGGAAGCGCAGGTAATAGTTGAAAACGTTAGCGGCGGTCAGGTCGTCATGCGCAAGAACCATGCAGTGCTGGCCAGTGCGGTGCACGGTGTCCCGCCAGAAGCGCGCCGCCACATAGGTCGAGATCCAGACCGCACGCGCCTTGAGCGCCAGCACCCGGACCGGCTTGCCGAGCTCGCGCTGCCGCTGGATCATGGCATGCAGCTTCTTTTGCGCCGGCCCGAACTCCATCGGCACAAGTGCGCCGCTTTTGTTCTGGACGGTTAGCGATTCGCGGGCGAAGGTTTCGTCGTTGTGGAAGCCTTCGTAGATCGAGTCCAGTTCGCGCGGGTTCATGCCGCCTGACTCAGGCAAGCTCCTCGAGCGGCGCCGGCGATCCGCTCTCGCGCCATGCGTGCGTACTCAGGCTTTAGTTCGATGCCGACGAAGCCGCGGCCGTGTGTTTGCGCCACGAGTCCGACCGTGCCCGCGCCACAGAACGGATCGAGCACCAGATCGCCCGGCGCCGATCCCGCGAGCAGGCAGGGCTCAACGAGCTTTTGCGGGAAGGTCGCGAAGTGCGCGCCTTTGAAAGACTGCGTGGCAATCTTCCAGACCGTGCGCTTATTGCGAAAATCGCCGACGTCGATAACCGAAGCGCAAAAGCTGGAGTTATGTTTGATGCCGCTGCCGGGCTCTGCACACTTCGGATTTACGCCGGGCGCGCGGCGATCGCGCGGGGCGCTGCCGGCGCCGCGGCTTCCCTGATGCCATCCCGCCGGCACCTTCGTCATGTGATCGAACGATTTGGCGATCGATTGATTGCCGGGCCCGCCATCGGCGTATTTATGCGCGCTGCCGCGCCCTCGCGCGTACCGTGCGTGCGAATCTCGCGAGGTCGGCTCCTTGATCGCGTCCGCGTGGTAGAAATAGCGCTCGCTCTTCGACAGCAGGAACAGGTACTCGTGGGACTTCGTTGGACGGTCGCGCACGCTCTCGGGCATCGGGTTCGACTTGTGCCAGATGATGTCGGAGCGCAGATACCAGCCATCGGCCTGTAGCGCGAACGCCACGCGCCAGGGAATGCCGACCAGGTCTTTCGGCTTCAGTCCGGCAAGCGGCATGCGGTTCGGCTGTGTGTGCGGACCAATGCGTGGCGCCTTCGGATCGGGACCGTGATCGCCGCGATAACGTTCCCCTTGCTTACCGCCGCCCGGACACTCGCCCACCTTGCCGCCGCCGGTGGCGTAGCTGTCGCCGAGGTTCAGCCAGAGCGTGCCGTCATCGCGCAGCACGCGGCGGACCGCACGGAAGGCTGCGACGATCCGCGCCACGTACTCCTCCGGTGTCGGCTCGAGGCCGAGCTGCCCGGCCACACCGTAATCGCGAAGACCCCAGTAGGGCGGCGAGGTAATGCAGCACTGAACGCTTTGATCGGCGAGACGGCGCAGGCCGGAGAACACATCGGCGGTGAAGATGCGAGAGCTTGGATAACCCACTCATCCGAGTGGTCGAGCGAGACCGGAAGACGTTAGGCCGCCTTCTTGCCGCCCTCGATCACGCCGAGCCGCGCACGCATCTTGCGCTTTGCCGCTTGGAGCGTGTAATGCGCCCAGGCGCCCGATTTCTTTTGGCCGCGGCCAATTTCCCGCAGGCTTTGGTCTGCGAGGTGGCCATCGAGCACACGCCCTTCGGTCTGCGTCAGGCCGCGCCGCGCCCGCACCGCTGTGATCGAGACGACGACGCTTTCCTCCTGGTCGACGAGGATCGCTTCGATCGAAGGCGACGGATCGATCAGCTTCGCGGGGGTAGGGAGCGTCTTGTCGCCGCCGGCGCTGCCGACGTGCGGTCGGCCGCTGTCGATGCCGAGCCAGGCGTCCGGCATCTCCTCCATCAGGCGCGGATAATTTTTCCCACGGTAGGCGTCGATGATGGCGCCGCGGATCCGGATCATGGCCCAGACCGTGAAGGTCGTGTGCCGCGCCGGATCGAACCGCGTGGCCGCTTCGACCAGCCCGAGATTGCCGGCCGCGCAGATCTCATCCATGTCGATCCAGTACGGCAGTTTCTTCGCTACCCGTCCCGCTACTTTCGCGACCAGCCCCAGATGCTCTGTCACGAGGGCTTCGCCTGCCGGCGTCAGAACTTTCCGCCGCACGCCGTTGCGGTCGATGACATCCACGCCGTACTTCATTGCAACGTCAGCCGGATGGAATAACTGCCGCAAGGGAGCCATCCCGTTCGACTGGTCAGCCCGAACTGGCCGTTGGGAAGAACGTAAAAGTACCAAGTTTTCAAGCCCGCAGCCTCCGGCGGAACGACTTGCCGCCGCGCAGGAAAAGGCGCCATCGCGAACCATCGCGCAAGACCACGAGCACGTGGCCACGAAGCATCTGGACATCGGCGATCACGGCCGGGAAACGAAAGCCGCGGCGCTGCCGCCGCAGTTCGCTTTTACTCCGCCGGTAGCTCATCCCGTGAGCCACCTCGCGCAGAGCCGCCATTTGCCGCGTTTCGCTCATTTCGTCCATTCTGGGCCGAAATCCGCGAATTCCCGAGCGCTGGGACGCGCTACAGCGCATCGCCGCAGGGCCGCCGATGGTTGGACATGCCCGGATTCTTGGCCCGCTCCGGGTCGGCGTCGGCCGGTACGGAGGATCGCGTGTTTCATGAGGCGACTCAAACCTCTCGCCGGATTTCCCGGCGCAGCATAGCGCGGCCCTCGCCAAGATCGATTTCGTTCACACTCATCTGCCGAATCTCGCG